GTCAGAAGTTGCTTATCAGTTAATGAAAGCTGGTAAAGAACTTAAACGTGACATGGAACACGCATTAGTGCGTAACCAAGCATCATCAGCAGGTGGTGCAGGTACAGCTAGATCATCAGCAGGTATGGAGTCTTGGATTGCTGGTAACAGCATCAAAGCTACTGCAGCTTCAACAGCAACTACACCAGGTTTCTCTGGCGGTACAGTTGTAGCTCCTACTGACGGTACAGCAGGTACATTTATCGAAGCTGACTTAAAATCTGCTTTAGAAGCAGCTTGGGTTGATGGTGGTGAGCCAACAACTATTTTAATGTCATCTGCAAACAAAAAACTTTTCTCAGCATTTGCAGGTATTGCAGAGAAACGTCATATGGTAAATGGCACTAACGAAGCTATTATCACCGCAGCAGCAGACGTTTACGTTTCTGACTACGGTAATCACACAGTAAAACTTGATCGCTTTATGCGTGACGAGGCTGTTCTTTGTATTGACCCTGGTTATGTTGGTGTTGCATCACTACGACCAATCACTAAAGAAGAACTAGCAAAAACTGGTGATTCTACCAAGTACATGATGACAGCAGAGTACTGCTTGGTTGTAAACAACCCAGATGCTCATGCTAAAGTACAAGGTGTTGGCGCATAATTAATTATGTGCTATCATTTTTTTATAGGGGATTGCAGCCCTCTATAGAGAACGCAGTTTAGGGAGGGGGGAGTAATCCCCCTTTCTTTTATATTATGCCTATATTATTTGATAAAGACCCAGTAACAGGAGTTATACAATATTACGATTACGATGCTAGTAAAGACGAGCATCTAATTACTTCTGTGCAAGATACCACAGCACTCATCGACCAATTAAAGAAAATTAGGAATGGTGAGGAAGCATGGCAAAAAGGTGTTAAAGAGTCGTGGGTACATTATGCTAGTATCCCTCCAGTTGTAGAAATGGAACTCAAGAAAAAAGGTATCGACCTTTACAATAAACACCAAACAAAAGAATTACTAAAAGAAATTAATATTAATTATCCTTGGCTAAAAACAACAAATAAAAAGCATGGATAAACAAGAACTCCAAAGAGTAGAGTTAGCAATACATGATTTAATCAATCGTGAGCAATACGATACAGCAATACCTCTGATTAACGAGGTATTAGAACATTACCCAAACGATGCAGCAGCTTTAAATTTCCTAGGATATATATGGTTACAAGCTGATAAACCTGCATTTGCATATCAATATTTTAGACGAGCAGTACAAGAATCGCCTGATAACAAAGCGTTATGGACATCGCTTGGTCGAGCTTGTCACGATATGGATATGTTTGAAGAAGCTATTAAATACTTCTTAAAGTCAGCAGAGATTGACCCTAGTTATGCACTAGCCTACAGTAACGCAGGTGCATCATTTGTGCAAATGTCTGAATGGAAAAATGCTGAAGAAGTATGTAAGTTAGCACTAGAGTCTGACCCTAACGATGTACATGCACAATTAAACTTGTGTCATGCTTATCTAGCACAAGCAAAATGGGAAGATGGTTGGAAACAATGGGGTAAATCATTAGGTGGTAAGTATCGTAAAGAATGGCATTACCATGATGAAAGCAGATGGGAAAAACAACCTGATAAAAACATTGTGATTTATGGTGAACAAGGTTTAGGCGATGAAATATTTTATGGTAATTGTATTCCTGATGCTATTGATATTAGCAAACAAGTTTACATTGATTGTGACCCTAAACTCGAAGGACTGTTCAGAAGAAGTTTCCCAAGAGCCGAGGTACACGGTACACGCAAAGAAGAACATCCAGAGTGGATTGCTGATAAACAGTTTGACCATAGATGTGCCATTGGCGGATTGCCAGAGTTCTTTAGGTTAGATAGTAAGACATTTCCTAGGAAACCTTATTTAGAAGCTGATCCACAACGTAGAATCATGTGGAAAGCATTGTTTGATTCATGGGGTAAAACAGTTATTGGTTTAACTACGCATGGTGGTGGTCGTAGAACTAATGATAAAGGCAGAGAGATAACCCAAGAAGATTTAGAGCCACTATTAAAACAAGATTACAAGTTTGTATCACTAGATTACAGACCAGATAAACGATTAGAAGGTGTTGAATACTTCCCATTTGCTACACAGTCTGACGATTATGATGATACAGCAGCATTAATTGCTGAACTTGATATGGTAATTGGTGTCAATACAACAGCACAGCATTGTGCAAGTGCATTAGGTGTTAAAACTATCTGTTTAGTGCCTAAATGGCATCAATGGCGATACGCACAACCTGGTATGCCTTGGTATCGACATATGAGATTAGTCTATCAAGACAATAAAACATGGAAACAAGTCATTGAGCAACTTAATATCTGACGAATACAGAGAAATGCAACGTGAATTGCATGAGAACCCTAATTACGGAGTCGCATCATTACAATTTGCATCTATTGTTGACGATATTATTACTCAATTTAAAATAAACGATTTACTCGACTATGGTGCAGGTAAACTTCGGTTAAAAGAGGCATTAAAAACCGAAGTAAATTACAAAGCATATGAACCTAGCAATCCATTATATGCTGATGAACCTGAACCATGTGAATTTGTAACCTGTATTGATGTCTTAGAACATATTGAGCCTGAGTTATTAGATAATGTGCTTGATGATCTAAAGAGAGTCACGGATAAGTATGGTTTCTTTACGATACATACTGGACCAGCAATAAAAACACTTCCAGATGGCAGAAATGCTCATCTGATACAGCAACCATTTGATTGGTGGCAACCTAAAATTAAAGATAGATTTGAAATCATACGACAAGTAACCATGCCTAATGGCTACATGGTATTTGTAAAAAAATTATAAGGATATTAAATGGCACTCACAGATTACAGCAACTTTGTAACGGTGGCAGGCAATTATTTGGGTAGAACAGACCTAAATACAACACAAATGCCTGATTTCATTACTATGGCACAGTATAGAATGACAAGAGATTTGCGTGTTACAGAAATGCTTAAAGTTGTCACAACAGATACGTCTTCTGGTGATGGTAAAGTAGCATTGCCTAATGACTTTTTAGAAACTAAAGAAGTTCATATACAGGGCAATCCACCTATTACATTAGAGTATCAATCGCCTGATTTATTTTTTAGAAACAAACAAAGCACAACATCTGGCAAACCATATTACTTTACAATAGTAGATCAAGAAATACAGCTTGCACCTAAATCAGATTCTACACGAACCGTAGAAATGCTTTATTATGCAAAACCTGATTTTATCTCTGCTAGTACGTCTAGTAATATTTATTTAGCAAATTTCCCTGATGCTCTACTGTATGCAACACTCACAGAGGCAGAAACTTATCTTATGAATGATAATCGTGTAACCACATGGTCAGCATTATATGATAGGGCGATTGCTAACATTATGAAGAATGATAGAAGCAAACAATATCCAAACACAACACTCAACGTAACAACTCGATAAGGAATTAAATTATGGCTGCGATGTCTGATTTTTTAGAAAATGCAATTTTAAATGCAACACTTAATGCAACAACATACACTTCACCTGCTGCGGTTTATATCGGATTATTTACATCTGATCCAACTGATGCAGGCTCAGGCACAGAAGTGTCTGGTGGTTCTTATGCAAGAAAAGCTGGCACATTTACTACAGCATCAGGTACAGGCGGTTCTGTATCCACCAACGCTGCGGTTGAATTTGACCAGGCTACAGCTTCATGGGGAACAATCACACATTTTGGTTTATTTGACGCAATAAGCACAGGCAATCTTTTATATCATGGTGCATTTACAGCAAGTAAAGCTATTGATACAGGAGATATATTAAAAGTTGCTTCAGGCGATATAACTGTTACATTGGCTTAATGTATGCCAGCAGATGTATGCGGACCATTTACGCTAGAACAGTTAGATGAATTTGGCACACTAGATTCTCTTGCGTTCTCACTAGATAATAGCGTATGGACTGACCCTACAGTCTGCATTTTATATAACACAGCTTCAATTAGTGCAAATGCTTCCACATCAGCCGATGCATTTGCAATACGTTATGTTGATGGAAGTTTAAATGGAACAGCATCATTATCAGGTGATGCAATAAGATTAAGAACAGTTGATGGTTCTGCAACAGGTACAGCAAGTCTTTCAGGTGACATTACAAGAATTAGACTTGCATCTGGTGACTTAACTGCCACCGCAACCGTTACAGGAACACCAATAAGAATACAATTTGTTGATGGCAGTATATCTTCCATTGCAAGTATAAGTGGCAACAGCATACGCATTAGGACAGTAGATAGTTCTATTACAAGCAATGCCACAGCCACAGGTAGTGCATCAAGAATATTATTATTTAGTGGTGATCTCAATGCATCTGCATCTGTGTCTGGTAGCGTAATACGTTACCGTTTAGTTGACGGTTCAATTACAGGAAACGCTAGTGTATCAGCAAGTGGTATTCGTGTTAGAACAGTTAATGGTAGTATAGACGCTAATGCATCTGCATCAGGCGAATTAATTAAAATAACAACAATATCTGGGTCTGCTAATGTTCTGTCATCAATGACAGGCACAGCATTTATATTTGGCGATAATTGGTCAGATACTACACCAGATACAGATACTTGGGGTGATGTAACTGCACCTGCCAATGTATGGGCAACAGTAACATCAGGAGCGGAGATATGGGCAGATGCTAGTCCATCTTCTACAACATGGACAACAAAAACAAAATCATCAAATACATGGTTAAATTCATAAGAGGTTAATATGGCTAAACTTAAAATTTCAGATTATTCATCTACAAGTGCAGGTGCAAATCTAAATACTGATATTAATAGTATCAATATCGATGAAGGGTGTGCTCCCAGTGGGATCAATGATGCCCTTCGTACTTTAATGGCGCAACTCAAGGACTTCCAAACAGGTGTCACTGGTGATAGCTTAACATTAGGTGGTGCATTAAGCGGAACATCTGCAACATTTAGTGGTGACCTCACTGTAGATACTAATACATTGTATGTAGACTCTACTAATAACAGAGTAGGTATAGGTACTAGTAGTCCTAACTACCATATGACCATAAATGGAGGAGCTTCAGCAACAAGCATTCAGCTTGCAAATACGGCAACTGGTACTGGACCTGCTAATGGTCTTTTAATTTATCAAGATGGGGTAAATAGTCGTATTCAAAATATTGAAGCTGGAGTATTGACTTTATGGACTTCAAATACAGAACGCATGCGTATCGACTCTTCTGGCAATGTAGGTATTGGTGCTAGTAGTCCTAGTACAAAGCTAGATGTTACAAGTGCAACAAGTTCAGTCGCTAAATTTACAACTGGAGCAGTTTCATCAGTTATGTATAATTCAACAGGTTCTGGAACATCATACTGGGGTGACCCAACCGTAGCAAATTCTTTTGCTGTAAATGCTGGAAGTAACTATGTCTCTGCATGGACTAATAACACAGAACGCATGCGTATAGACAGTTCTGGTAATGTAGGTATTGGTACAAGTAGTCCAGGAGGTAAATTAGATATTAGAGGAGCTTCGGTATCATATACAACTGTGGCAAGTCCTTCTAGTAGTATATGGACAGGCAAAAACTTTGCATTTAGAGATGAAGCATCATATGGAACAGGCGTTGGCGGAGCAATTGTATTTGAAGGCAAATATAATGCAGCTGGTGATTTGTCAACTTATGGTTGGATAAGAGGTAGCAAAAAAAATGCTACCGACGGAGATCCCTACGGAAATATATATTACGGAACAAGATATGGACATCATATTTTTGTTACAGATGCTAATGGTTACACTAATGGCACTGGCGAAAAAATGCGTATTACTGATGTTGGTAATGTAGGTATTGGTACTAGTGTTGGAACTACAACTGTTTCTAGTGGCTTAGCTATCAACAATGCAACAGCTACAAATTATCCTGGTTTAGAAATTCAAACGGCAGGAACAACCCGTTTCTATCTTAACACAAACAACACATCGTCATTTATTACTACTGTTGGTTCAATCCCAATGGTGTTTTCAACAAACACTACAGAACGCATGCGTATAGAAGAGAGTCAAGGAGCTGTGTTAATAGGTGGCGCATCCCTTAATCCAGCTGCTAATATAGTTTATGCAAATCCAGAAGTAGCTGGACAAGGTATGCATTTGGTTGTTTCAAAAACTGTTGCCGCTGCTGGTTCATGTTTATACTTAAATAGACAAGGAAATGATGGTGATTTAATTGAATTTAGACAAGCTAATACTACAGAAGGTAAGATTACTGTATCAGGCACAACGGTATCATACAATGGCGGGCACTTATCACGATTTGCACAATTACCTAATAGCACAAAAGATGAAACCATATTAAAAGGAACAGTATTATCTAACCTTGATGATATGTGTGTTTATGTCAATGCAGAAACAGGTGAATCTGTAGACAATGAACAGTTAAACAAAGTTAAAGTATCAGATGTTGAAGGCGACCCAAATGTTGCTGGTGTGCATGTATCATGGATATATGATGAACAACACGATGTAGAAGAAATTAACATGGCAATGACTGGTGATATGATTATTCGTATTGCACAAGGTGTAACTGTTAATCGTGGTGACTTGTTAATGTCTGCTGGTGATGGCACAGCTAAACCACAAGGTGATGATATTGTGCGTAGTAAAACAATCGCTAAAGTTACATCAACAAGTGTCACATGTACATACGAAGATGGTTCATACTGTGTACCATGTGTACTCATGGCATGTTAATAATTTATAAATAAGGAGTTTTAAATGGCAACACATACATGGAAAGTAGTATCACTAGACGCACAACCATCACACGATGGTCACAGCAATGTAATTAACACAGTACACTGGACATTAACAGGTGTAGACGGAGAACATACAGCATCAACTTATGGCTCTGTTGGTGTGACTTACGATGC